AGGAGGCACCCAACACATGGGGAACCTATTGGAAAGGATGGATTACAAATGATATTTACGAAGAATCGATTATTACAAAGCCATATAACATCCAAGTTAGGGCCATTGATGGATTAGGTCAATTAAAGGGATTTAATTCATGGTTCCCAACGGAATTAACACCATCAAAAAATACCTTTATTTGGGATTTCATTTGGCAAAATTTAGCACAAATTGGATTGGGTTTTGACATTTGGGTTTCCAATGATATGCGGACCGGCATTCAAAGTAATTGGCAAAACATATTTGAGGATTTGTTGATCAAAACAAATGCGTTTATAGAACCATCGAATAACAAGTTAGATGCTAAGGAGGTATTGAGATCAATTTTAATTGCGAGCAATTGTAAGATTTCCCAAAGTTATGGCCGATGGTACCTAACAAACGCATCGAGTTATGGGGATCAACGGATTATCGCAGGCATTCAAAATGGATCATTGAGTGGGAGTGGTATATTAAGTGCAAAGCAAGGATATTTAAATGGAGGATCCGAGGAAGTAAGATTTGAGGTTTATGGTAGCAATGGTGTTTATAGTGGAACCACAACGGGTAATATGTTGAGAACCATTAAAAGCCAATTAATCCCAAGAAATTCAAATTTGGTTAGATCGGTAAAGAGGCCATTGAAAAAATATGAGATGAATATTGATTTGTCAAACAAACAAACCTATGTTAATTACAATGCGGGGTTTGAGTTTGATTTGCAATATTGGATTGCGGGTTCGGGTGTAACGATCAACCTTGATTCCGATATTTCGGCAAGTGGATCTAAATCAATTAATTTTACAAATTATCAATCAAGTGGTGTTTATGCACCATCAAAGGCAATAAACTCAAATACATTTAATATTTCATCCAATAAATTGTCTTTAAGTTTTAACATGGATGTGGCATTTGAAAACACAAATTACGATGCCAATACCGTGTTTACTTACAAAATAGCATACTATGTACAAGGAGGTAATTTAGGTGGAGAATATTACAACGCAACCACAAATGCGTGGGTAGTATCGGGATCAATAATTTGGAATGAGGTTACTATTGAATGCCAATCATTTGAATTTAGAAATGTAAACGTTGCCTTACCGATCAATGCAATTTATGGCGATTTACAAGTTGGTGTGGCTATCCCATATTTCACGGGTAGTGGATTTGTTAAAACCTATCTCGATAATATCGGATTAATTCAAAACTCAATCGGACCATCAAGATTTAAAAGTGTTTTGTATTCGGGAACAATTGGCAATAATAACAAAAGTGATAAATTAGAGCATACGCAAATCTATAATTACAATAGTGATGTAATGGATTTGAGTAACGATTCAATTTTATTTAATGCTAAATATGGTTTGTTTTTTGGGATAAGAAGGTGCCAAGACACTACATCAAAGAAGATGGAGGAAATCGTTATACAACAACGATTAAATGATTTTAGAACATTTGTAAAAAGTTACGAAGGTGATTTTAGTATAAATGGTAATTACATTGTTTTATCAATGGCTAATAAGGTTTATGTGAAATTTGACACATTAACCGAAACGGATTCGGCCATTATGGATTCAATGAAATATTCGGTTAAATCCAATTTATATTCGATTATTTGCCACATACCTAATAATTATACGGATGTGGATTATCAATATCGAATAGTATTTGAATAATATGGTTTGAGAGTAGGTTGTTCAAATGGACCTATCGTTGATGGGTTCATTTGTTGATTAGGTTTAGTTGTTTAGAAAGGTCGTAGGTAATGCCTATGGCCTTTTTTGTTATTTACATTTGTAAATTGTATTTGTTTTAATGACTAATTTTGAAAAAAAACGAATGAATAGTCATCTCGAATACAAAGCCGAAACATTAAAGAACCATTTTTATTCTACAAAAATAGGTGTCAAGGAGTTTTGCCAAATGTACCATTCACAATATGGGTATGCATCATGGTTTCAGTTGAAGAAATTTATGCTTAAAAATTCGATTACCCTAGCCAATAAATCCAAAAACTACATTGATAATTCAATGAGTGTAAACAAAATAGTTTACAATTTTGATTTATTAGATAACTATGGAATTGCGGAATCACTATCGAAGGAATACGAATCCGCCATAATCTTTTTTAAGGATCTCAATTCTACGTTTTCTCTCCGCTACATCACTAAAATCCAACCGATATTTTACATTGTATGCCATTATCCTATTCTTTGTTTTTGTTTCTCGGCACGTTGTAGTGCTAAAATTAAATCTTGGCCTCTAACCACAAACTCCCCACTCACATTAACGTTATTCCCATTATCCATGCCCATCATGTTTTGTAATTTGTTCAATGGTGCAATTACCTCGGGATTTGATTTAGCACCTGGATACTCACCCATTAAACCCATCGTTGGACCACTTACGATACCACCTTTTGCAAATGCGGGAATGGTAGAAAATGCACCTTTAACGGATGCCATCGCGGCCGCAATAAATGGTGCAATAGCAACTAATCCCGCCGGACCGGTTGCCGCCGCCGCATCGGTACCAATTTTAATCGCATTAGCTTGTGATTCCGCATATTTGGTTGCTACTTTCTTTTTACCAAAAATTGATTCGGCAATAGCCATTGCACCCATTTGTACTAACACACTTGCTAATGATCCTAAAAATCCTTCTAATCCGGTTTTAGCCAATCCAAATGAATCCACTATTGATTGCCCCATAGAGGCAAAAAACGATTGTGTCGTATTCTTTAACATCTCTACATTTTGCATGTAAATGTTAAAATTCTCCGCTTGTAAATCTAATTGCTCTTGGATAATTGTTGTACTTGCAATCACTTGCTCATTCATCACCTGGAATGGAGATTTTAACGATGTCATCTTTTGTGTGATGCCCATTATTTTTTCCCCATATTGTGGAAACTTGTCGAAATACGCACTTAGATTATCTGATAATTGTGGCAATCCTTTTGACAAATCGCCAAATTTTGCAAACGATTGTATTCTAATTAAATCTAAAAATTCTTGTTTTAATTCGGAAATGTTATTTTTTAATTCAATGGTTGATTTCAATAAACCATTGGTAAAATCCTTTGCCTTTGTATCACCTTCACCCGTAACATTTAAATCTGCATTTTCCTCTGGTAATGGTTTTTGTTGTTGTGCCGATTTTAATAACTCTCGGTTAGCAACAATTAATGCCTTGGTTGAATCAATTCGTTTTTGAATATCATCGGCGGTTTTAGATTGAATATTTCTTGCTTGGTATTGTGCATCAACCAATTGTGCGGTTTTCTTTTCCTTTTCAAGTAAAGTAATTGTATTATACAATTCTTTATTTTGTGAACGAATAGCATCCGCATTCTTTTTATCCGCCTCCGTTAATTGATTTACCGATTTTGTAGCATCGTTAAACTCCATTTGTGCATCCGCCACAAATCCCGCCATCGTAATGAATAGGCCAACTAATCCCGCCGTTTTAATTCCTTTGGCTAAATTTAAAGCCGCCGTTCTAAGCAAAGTAAAACCGGTTACCATTTTAGGGATAACCGAACCAACAATGTAAAGCAATGGTCCCGCTAATGCTGTCAATCCCCCCAATGCCAATACTAATGTTTTGGTTGCCGGTGATAAATTATTAATTGATTGTAATACACCATTTAATGATGTTATAACCTTTGTAAATAATGGCAATATTACTTGACCAAATGAAACTCCTAATTCTTGCAATGAATTATTAAACTCACGCATTTGGTTTGCCGCACCACCTGCCGTTTTTGCATAATCACCTTGTGAATTTTTAGTTACATTTAAAATATATTGATAACGCAACATTACTTTTTCTGCTTGCGTCATTGTATCAAATTGCTTTGTAATTCCTTGTGTTAATGCAAATGCTTTAACATTTGCCTCCGTCATTACAATACCCAATCGTTTTAATGATTCTGTTTCACCATTAAAAACACCCGCTAAAGCCGTTGTTACTTCTTCAATATTTATGTTTTTAAAGGATGACATATCACCCGCCAAACCAACTAATGAGGTTGACATTTTAGCGGCTTGTGCCGTAGTCAATCCCATAGATGTTGCCATATCCCCAAATAATGCTGACATATCTAAGGCGGATCCTTGTGCAATACCAAATTGTTTTAATGAGGTTTTAGCAAAATCTTTAACTTGTTGCGATGATCCCTTAAATGCAACATCAACTTTATTTAAGGATTCATTAAAATCGGATGCCATTTTAATGGCCGCACCACCCGCCAATGCCAATGGTGCCGTAAATCTTAATGACATTGTTTGGCCAATATCTTTCATTTTCTTACCTAAATCGGCAAGTTTTTTGTCGGCCCTCGATAGTGCGGCATCCAATTCCTTGGTGTTCCCGCTAATATAAACCTCTAAAATGTTTTTCATGGCTTAAAGTTAGAAAAAAAACCAACCCATTATTTGGATTGGCTTTTCTCGATTTGTTTTAAAAATGATTGTAATTGCTCGGGTGTCGATTTAGGCGAACCTTTATCCAAGAAAACATCCTGTGGCAACGGAAACAATTTATCGGGTGTGATCAATTGTGATCGTTTCTTGGCTTGACTATTGACAATCATTGTGGAAATAAAACGTGTCATCTCCCA